GCAACGATTTTCACCAATCGCACCGCTGCAAACCTCTTTACGACGATGTACATGCAGCGCGATCAAATCCACAAAAACGAACGGCTCAACGCCGGCGCTGACGGCATCGAAGAAGGGGCGGCGAAAGCGCACGACATGACGCAAGGCCGCGAACTCGAAGCGCTCGCGAAGATCCGCGACCTCAAGCTCGAAATCGGCCAGAAGGTTTCCCCGATCTATAACGCCGGCCTGTCGCTCACGGCCGGCTTGCTCGATCGCGTCACCGGCTTTATGAAAGAGCACAGCACGGCCGCGCAAGTCGTGCTCGTGACGCTCGCCGCGCTCGCCGCGATGCTCGTTGGCAGTGGCATGTTTGCGATCGCGCTCGCCGGCGTGCTCGGCCCGATCGCTCTCGTCAGATTCAGTCTGACGACCCTCGGCATGCAAGGCGGCATCCTTGCGCGCATGCTCGGCGCACCAATGGCCGCACTTCGCATGCTCGCGAGTGTCGCGATGTTCGTCGGCCGCGCATTGCTCGCGAACCCGATCGGCCTTGCGATTACCGCGATCGCGCTCGGCGCGTATCTGATCTATCAATATTGGGAGCCGATCAAAGGCTTTTTTAGCGGCCTATGGGATGACATCAAATCGACCTTTGCCGCTGTCGCGGGCTGGTTCGGCTCGCTCGTGTCGCAGTTTTCAGGGTTCGGCTCGAACATCATTACCGGCCTCGTCAACGGCATCACCGGAGGCCTCGGAGCCGTCAAAGATGCCGTGATGAACGTTGCCAGCTCGACCGTTGGATGGTTCAAGGAAAAGCTCGGCATTCATAGCCCGTCGCGCGTGTTCGGCGAGCTGGGCGGGTTCATCACCCAGGGCGCGGCGATCGGCATGGAAGCCGAGCAAGGCCGCATCGCGAAAGCGGCGGTCGGAATCGCAGCGCTCGCAGCGACTTCTTTCGCTGCACAGGCGGCCGGCGGCCCCGGCGTAGCGTTTGATGCCCGCCCTGCCCTGCAAGCCCGCCAGGCGGCCGCGAACGGGGCCAACGCGGCGGCCGGCGCGGCATCGGCGGCCGCCGATCAATACGTGTTCCAGATCACCGGCGCCGATCCAAAGGAAATCGCGAATCAGGTGCGCCTCGTGCTCGCGGATATCGATCGCAGGAAGGCCTCGCGCGTTAGCTCGCGCCTGTCCGATTGACGGAGAAAGAAACGATGATGATGTCGCTAGGGCAATTCGTTTTCAGCCTGTCGACCCTTGCCTATCAGGAGCTGCAACGGCGCACGAGCTGGAAGCACGCAAGCACGTCGCGCATCGGCGGGCGCAACGCACGGCAATTCACCGGCCCCGGCGATGACACGATCACGCTGACGGGCTGGTTTGCACCCGATCAGGGTATCGGAAAACTTGCGTCGCTTACCGAGCTGCGCACGATGGGCGACGATGGCGACGCCTATGCGCTCGTCGACGGCGCGGGCAAGGTGTACGGCGCGTTTGTAATCGAAGGCCTCGACGAAGGGCAAACGCTTCACCAGAAGGACGGCACACCGAGGCGCGTCGAATTCACGTTGAGCCTCACGCGCGTCGACGATGGCCTCGTGAGAACGAAAACCGGACCGGCGAAGGACAAAGCGCAATGAAGCAACCGACGCCGATCTATCAGGTCACGCTCAACGGCAAAGACCTCACGAGCAAGATTTCGCCGCGCCTCGTGAGCCTGTCGCTCGACGAGTCGCGATCGGACGAAGCCGATACGCTAATGCTCGTGCTCGACGACTCCGATGGAAAGCTCGCGATCCCCAAACGCGGCGAACTCGTGCGCGTGGCGTTCGGATGGGAAGACACCGGCCTCGTCGAAAAGGGTTCTTTCACCATCAACGAGGTCGAACACGCCGGCGTCCCGGATACGCTCACCATTCAGGCACGATCGGCCTCAATGACGAACGCCATGAGCGAGCGAAAGGAAAAGAGCTGGCACGGCGAATCGATCGGCGCGATCGTGCGCAAGATCGCCGGCGCGCACGACCTGAAAGCGGCCGTCGCCGACGCGCTCGCAAAAGTCGTGATCGCGCACATCGATCAGACGCACGAGTCGGATATGTCGTTTCTCACACGCCTCGCGAAGCGTTACGACGCCGTAATGAACGTGAAAGACACTCACTTGCTTTTCATGCCGATCGGGCACGGCACGACTGCGAGCGGCAAGCCGCTCACGTCGATCGAGCTGACGCGCAAGGATGGCGACCGGCATCGCTATCACGTATCGGAACGCGAGAACTATGCGGGCGTGCGCGCGTTCTATCACGCGACCGGCCGCGCCAGGCGCAAGTCTGTCGTCGTCGGCGGCGACAACAGTCACAGCATCAAGGTACTACCCGAAACCTACCCGACAGAAGCCGACGCGAGCGCGGCGGCAACGGCCGAGCTGAACCGCACGCAACGCAGTCAGGCAACCATGAGTTACATGCTCGCGCTCGGCCGGCCCGACCTATACCCCGAATTGCCCGTTTATCTGAATGGCTTTAAGCCCGATATCGATGCCGAGTCATGGCTTTTGAAAAGGGTGCGGCACGAGCTAGCGGACGGCGGTTACACGTGCGAACTTGATCTAGAGACGCGCGCCGATCCGACGAGCGACCGGCACCGCTCGCACTTTCGCAAAGGTGGCTGATGAATGTGATTCAGCCTTCGAGATACCCGAGCATGGCACCCATCACGCATGTGCGGCCCCGACGATCAAGTTTGCGAAATACGCACAGAAATTGCTGTTCGTCTTCCGGGATGCCGGCTTCTGCGAGCTGGCCGGTAACGATGTAGGCGGCGTCCAGTCCCAGTTCGTGAACAGCAGCGAGATAGGCCAAGTCGGGCATGCGTTTGCCCGTTTCGTAGTGAGTCTGCGTACCCTTGGACATGCCAACGGCCTGCGCGAGCTGCTCCTGGCTCATGCCCACGCGTAGTCGTTCTTCCTTGAGCCGTTCCGCTGAAGTAGTCATTTGGATAGCAATTTATTGACAGATGCACAATCGTGCCATTATATTCTTACGCATTGTAATTATCTGTATGCGTTTGAAAGGTTTCGTTGCTTGGATTCATTCGTTAAGCATCGGCCCGCGGAACGCGCCAAATCATTGCGTAACGACGAGGTCGGGGCGCACGCCGGGGTGGCGTGCCTTTGTCCCAGGAGCCTGAGCCTATGAGAATCACCATTTGCTGTCCGCATTGTGGAACACGACCCAAAGCCCGCACCAGCCGCGCAATGTCGGGCACGCTGCGCGAGCTGACCTATATGTGTCAGGACCCGGAATGCGGGCATACCTACGTCGCTAACCTTGAAATTGTACGCACGCTGTCCCCGTCAGCGAAACCCAACCCGGCTGTCCGGATTCCGTTCTCGCCACACGTGCGCGAACGCATCATGAAGCAGCTTGAACTGACTCTGTAATTACCTTGCCAGCGAGGCCAGCATGACAACCACACCTGATCTGTATCCGCTGGCGATGACTTTCATCGCACAGCATCAGGCGCAGCACCTTGAACATGACCGGCGCCTGTTAGTTGAGCGCTGCGTCACTTACCTGATCAATTCCGCCGGCGTTTCTGCCAGCACAGCCGAGGATGCAGCGTTGCAGGCTATCGGCGAGATCGAATCGCGTTGCCGGCGCGAATATGTCGACCTGACGCGCACCACCGCGTTTGCCGTATTTGTGCACGATCCCGTAAGCGGCCGCAAGCGCGTTTTTACCATTGCCGACTTGATGGCCCTTGTTCGCACCCCGGCACTGGCCAGCCAACCCGTACCCAGCACGCGAAACCTCTTTCATCACGGCATGGCCACGGCCGAGCTGACCAGCGAAAGCGGCCTCCGCACTAGCTAAGCCACACCCTTTCCCCTTCAGACCTGTACTCCCGTCGGTCCAATACGGATCGACGGGTGGGATTCTTTACGCCTGGAAAAACCGTTGAGCATGACGCCGACCCTTCATCATGACATCCTGAAACGCCTGCTGGCTGACTTCGCCTTCAAGGAAAACGACTCTTGGTTGCAGCAGGGGCTGTGCCCCTCATGCGGCAAAAAAGAGCTGTTTGCGCGCGCCGATAGTCCGTGGTTCGTGCGCTGCGGCCGCGCGAACAAGTGCGGCTATGAAGAGCACGTAAAGGCGCTTTATCCCGACCTGTTTGAAAAGTGGTCCGAGCGCTATCCGCTGGCACCGGCGAACCCGAATGCAGCGGCCGACGCTTATATGCAATTCGCACGTGGCTTCGATCCGGCGCGCGTGCGTGGTTGGTACACACAGGAACAGTACTACGACGCAAAGCTGAAGGCCGGTTCGGCGACAGTGCGATTCGTGGTGGCTGACACGTACTGGGAACGCATCATTGACGAACCCGGTCGGTTCACCAAGAAAGCGAATTTCCGATACGGCGGCAGCTATGCCGGTCGCTGGTGGCAACCGCCCACGCTCGACCTGACCGTGGTCGACGAGGTGTGGCTCGTTGAGGGCATTTTCGATGCGATCGCACTCGAACATCACGGCATCGCGGCCGTCGCGCTTATGTCGTGCAACAACTATCCCGAATACGCATTGGCAGCGTTGCGCGACGCGCCCGGCAACAAGCCCCGGCCGCGCCTTGTGTGGGCACTCGACGGCGATCGAGCTGGGCGCAGCTATACGAAGAAATGGGTAAGTCGTGCCCGCGAGGCCGGCTGGACGTGCGAGGCAGCACAGATCCCACAAGGCAAGGCAAAGATCGACTGGAACGATCTGCATCAGCGCGACCAGCTAGGCGACGATCACCGGGCCGAATACCGTCACCACGGCGCGTTGCTGCTCGCCGAAACCGCGTTCGACAAGGCTATCCTTCTGTACGAGAAGCGCGGCCTTCGCGAATTCCCGTTCGACTTCGAGCAACGCCTGTTCTGGTTCAAACTGGATATGGAGCGCTTCGACCGGGCACGCGAAGCAGCCGAACAGCAGTCGGGGCTCACGGAGAAGGGCCGGCGTGACTACGCCCTGAACGAATCGGGCACAGTAAGCGAGATCGCCAATTGTCTGCCGACCGCACTTTATTACCAGGCCAACGCGCTCACCGACGAGGCGTGGTACTACTTTCGCATCGACTCGCCGCACGGCGGCCACACCGTCAAGAACACATTCACGGGCGGCCAGATCGCCTCGTCGGCAGATTTCAAGAAGCGGCTTCTCGCGATCGCGCCCGGTGCGTTCTATACCGGTAACGGCACGCAGCTCGACCGCTACCTGAAATCGCAGATGGCTGGCATCCGCTCGGTGCAGACCGTCGATTTCGTCGGCTACAGTAAAGAGCACGGCGCATACATCTTCAACGACCTCGCCGTCAAGGGCGGACAGGTCTACGAGCTGAACGAGGAAGACTTCTTCGATATCGGCAAACTCAGCGTCAAGACGCTAAACCAGTCCGTTACGCTGAATATCAACAGGAAGCGCGCCGACGAGAATTCCGAAGACGGGTTTGAATGGGTCGACAAGCTCTGGCACTGCTTCGGCGCGAAGGGCGTCGTGGCGCTCGCATTCTGGTTTGGTTCGCTGTTTGCCGAGCAGATCCGCACCGAACACAAGAGCTATCCTTTTCTGGAGATTGTCGGCGAACCTGGCGCCGGCAAATCGACGCTGATCGAATTCATGTGGAAGCTCTTTGGTCGGCGCGACTATGAAGGCTTCGACCCGTCGAAATCATCCTTGGCCGCGCGTGCCCGGAATTTTGCGCAGGTATCGGGGATGCCGGTCGTGCTGATCGAGGCCGACCGGAGCGGCGGCGAAGACACGGCCAAGGCCCGCTCGTTCGACTGGGACGAACTCAAGACCGCATACAACGGCCGCAGCGTGCGCGCGATCGGCGTCAAGAACGGCGGCAACGAGACACGCGAGCCACCGTTCCGCGGTGCGATCGTCATCAGCCAGAACGCACAAGTGTCGGCCAGTGAGGCAGTGTTACAGCGTCTGTTACAGCGTCTGTTACACCTCCACTTCGATCGGGCGGCGCAGACCCCGCAGACCAAACGCCATGCTGAAGAGCTGGAGCGCATGCCGGTCGACGCCGTGAGCGGCTTCCTCCTCGCTGCGATCCTCCGTGAAGCTGACGTGATGAAAACCGTCACGGAGGCCACGCCACAGTACGAACAGCAGCTCCAGGCGCTCGGCGAGATTCGTAGCATGCGTATTGCGAAGAATCATGCGCAACTCATGGCGCTCGTCGACGCGCTGGGCCTTGTTGTGCCGCTGACTCACGAGCGCATCGACGCCGTGCGCGAAACGCTGGTCGAGATGGCCATTAGCCGGCAACGCGCAATCAATGCCGATCACCCTGTCGTGCAGGAATTCTGGGACATGTTCGAGTATCTCGATGGCGACGTCGACGAGCCACGCCTGAATCATTCGTTTGACGAAAAGCTGATCGCCGTGAACCTGAACCACTTCGCGACCGTGGCCGCCGACCGCCGTCAGACAACGCCGCCGCTGGCCGACCTGAAACGCTATTTGCGCACCAGTCGCTCGCGCCGCTTTATTGAGGTCAAGACCGTTAAGAGCGCGCTGCGTGGACGCGATCCGGCAAACCGGGCGTTGCCGGCCACCGTCAAATGCTGGGTGTTTGAGCGTGCATAGCGCTTGCCCGTCCGATTCGGATTGCAACTACTGCCCTACCCGGCGACAGATAACGCCATGATGGTCGCACGACCTCTCATTCACGCATCAGATATCAATGCAAGACAAATACCCTCTGCCCTTCCTCACCGACGACGAGCTGCGAATTATTGCCTCCCCACTGCGCCAGCCCGCGGCTATTGCTCGCTGGTTTCGGCAGCAAGGCTTCGATCTGCGCATCAAGCCCAATGGGATGCCGCTCTTGTCACGCACTCACTTCGACGATGTGATGGCAGGGGGCGGGGGCGACAGGCCAAATCCGGCGCGTCGTCGATCCTGCGAGCCGGATGTGGCCGCGTTCCTCAATAAATACAAACGAACCAGAAAATCCAAAAATGGGCCGAACAAGAACACACAATCCGCTCGGGCTTGACCCGAAGAAACACGCGCGCCTATATGCCAAACACGGCGCGTTCTACTATTTCCACCGCGGCGGCCGCTGGGAGCGCCTGGGCACCGATCTCGCCGAAGCTAAACGCAAGGCGGCGTTATATAACGATCCCGAGTCGTCGTACGGCTCGATGAAACACTATCTGGATCTATTCGTCGTGCACTGCGAGCAACGCGTCGCGCGTGGCGAGCTGGCCCCACGCACGTACGAGGATTACAAGCGCGACGTGGAGCCGCTGAAAGACTTCTTCGGCCGCATGACGCCGGCCAGCGTCGAGCCAAAGCACGTCGCACGATATCTCGACGCCGGCGCGGAGTTGGGCCGCCCTGTGCGGGCCAACCGTGAAAAGGCGTGTCTGTCCGTATGCTTCACTTGGCTGGTCCGCGGGGGCGACGCCGGCGTCAAGACGAACCCGTGCAGCGGAGTGCGGCGCAACAAGGAGAAAAAGCGGGAGCGCTACGTCGAGCATGACGAATACGGGGCCGTTTACCGGACGGCGGCAAAGCCCGTGCAAATCCTCATGGAACTGATCTACCGGACCCTGCAGCGCCCGGAGGACATCATCTTGTGGACACGCGCCAACATCGTGACAAAGCGCGAAGGCGACGGCGTGCGGCGCGTCCTGCGCAACAAACAGGGCAAGACGGGCGCGATCGTCGATATCGAGATCACGCCCGCGCTCGATGCCGTGTTGCAGTCAGCATTGAACGATTCGGTGCCGAGCATCACCAAGACCCTAGTCCATACTCGGAAGGGCGAGCCTTACGTATATAGTGGCCTGACCTCGATGTTGCAGCGATACACGACTAAGGCGCGGCTCACACCGTTCGGCTTCTACGATCTGAAAGCCAAAGGGGCGACCGACATGTGGCTCGCCGGCGTGCCGCTTGAACAGATACAGGTGTTGTGCGGACATGAGTCAGTGACGACCACCGAAATCTATGTGAAGTGCCGCTGGAGGGGCACGGTGCAGCCGAACTCGCTCCCATTGACGTCTAATAAAGGTAACGGAACGTAGACACAAGGCGGCTCAGACGCACCAAAGTCGGGCAGGAATATTAGACAAATGCCGGTGCGAGACGCTTACTGGTAAAGGCTTTCGGGGCCGTCCGGGGATAGGTCTCTTAATCCGTAGGTCGAGTGTTCGAGTCACTCACGCCCCACCAACAGATTCAAGCACTTAGCCCAGCCCTTGCGGTTGGGCTTTTTGTTTTGTGGTTTCATGTAACCGCTGTGTAACTGGATTTGGTCCGCCTCGGTCCACGTCAATCCATCTCAAAATAAGCTGGTATATCGACGGGGGTGAGGCGTGGTCACCAAAGAGAAGAACTATTTGATAGTCGCGGTGACCGATCCATTTGGATTAACGCACCCCGCTGTATTGCCACGGACTCTATGCTCGGCGGCTTTTCGGCTTTATGCAAAGCTTCGCATAAGGCCGATTATGCCAAGTCGTTGATTATGGAAAGTGGCTGGACGGAACCCGAATTTGAAGCTGCTGGACAGCGGCAAGCGCAAATTCCGTCCTTTGCATAATCACAGCGCCTTCAGGAAGTTAATCAGCGAGTCAGGCGCCCGATAGCGCCGCATCTTACTCTTCGGTTCATGAAGCCTGGCTAGGGCACGTTCCTTCATGTTCAGATCGGCTTCGACATAGTGATGCGTCGTGACCGGGCTCTCATGTCCGAGCCACAGGGCGATAACGCTGATATCGACGCCTGCCTGCAGCAAATGCATGGCCGTGGTGTGACGGAGGGTATGAGGCGATACACGCCGCTCTGTCAGCCCTGGACAGGAGCCGGCTGCGTTCCTGGTAGCCAATGCCAACCTCAATGCGACGTTGGCTCTCGTCATGGGGTGACCATTCCGATTCGGAAGCAACGGCGATGATGGCTCGAATTCCGGATTCACCTTCAACCATGCCCGTATCGCCTTCACAGTGGACCGCCAAAGCGGCACGCTGCGCTGCTTGCGCCCTTTGCCGCGCAAATGAATACAGGCGGAACGGTCGTCGAGGACCACATCGCCAAGCTTCACCCCGATGATCTCCGAGACACGAGCCCCGGTGTTGTACATGAGGAGGAACAGGACATGATCCCGTTGACTTAGCCAGGAATCGTCCGGCGTACCGATCACCGCCAGCATCTCTTCGTGCGACAGATAGCCGAACAGCGGGCGCTCGAAGCGCTTGACTGGAACGCCCAAGGCGCGTTCAATCACCTGTAGCGACGCCACATCCCGGTGCGCTGCGAATTTCAGGAATGACCGCAGTGCCGCCAGGCGCGCATTGCGGCTGCGCACGCAATTGTGCCGCTGGCGTTCCAGATGATCGAGAAACGCCATGATCAGTTCCGGCGTCATGTCGGCCAGTGCCATCGTATCTGGCGACTTGCCCAGGTGCGCCTCGGCGAAGTCAAGGAAGAGCACAAAGCCATCGCGATAGGCGGCAATGGTTTGCGCGCTGAGCGCCCGCTGCTGGGTTAGGTATTCAGCGAACCAGGCTTGCACGAGCGCGGCAAACGAGGGGGGTGCCTTTACTCGCCTATTCAT